CTGACATTCTCTCCCTGACTGTAGAAGCGGTATTCTATGGCAGACACTAACACCAGCGAGTGTGTTGGTCCTACCTGGTACTGCTACATGTTGGAAGCTGATGATGGACGTAAAGCCAAAACATACGTGGGTGCCACTGTGGATCCCGCACGGCGGCTGCGGCAGCACAACGGCGAGATCTGCGGTGGAGCGCGGGCAACAGCGGGGCGGCATTGGCGGCGGCGGTTTCTGGTCGGTGGGTTCGCCGATGAGCGGGCGGCGCTCCGTTTTGAGTGGCGCTGGAAATATCTAACACGTCAGGCGCCCGGTGACTCGTGGATGGAACGGCGGGCTCATGCGCTATCGCTGCTGCTGGCGGACTTTCCGTGGGCTTCTGTGTTGGAGGGTGGCGAAGGCTTATAGTGCCGATGCATCTTACAGAGATGATGTGGACTTAGCATCATCATGGCCGCAGGATGCTTACACGGAGTACCGGCCTTCGTGACCGCTTCGCACTTGTAGACGTAGCCGTGGCCGCGGCGAATCTTGTTGGCGTGCCAGGCGGCCGACGCGTCATCAAAGAATGCAGGAGTGAACTCCATGGCTGTTTGTTCTGTGAGTGAGGACATCGTACTTGTCAGGCTTTATAAAAACTTGATGATGTCACTTTTTCAGGGTGGCTGGCAATACGATGGATACACTAACACAGCATCTTGTGCCTCTAGATCGCACTACACTTCTTGGGCTGCGCGATGAAGCGTTTGCTACTGAGATACAGAGACTTGCTGCTGGGATTGTTGGTACCATTTATCAGAATGTGCGTATGAAAGCACTAGCAGGTGAGAAGAAGTATATTCATATCCAGAAACAGTGTACTGTTGGAAGATTTAGCGACCGCGATATTTCATTTGATCATGTTCGTGATCATATTCTTGCGAAGTTACGCGAACTCTTTGCTGGATGCAAGATTGAATATATTGAACGACGTGAAGACGCCATATTTGGAAGTAAGGAGACGGGTGTTCGTAAGCCGCATTCGGATGGTGTAGATCGTGCCATTATTATTGAGTGGGAGTGATGTTACTCATTGATACATCTTTTGGATGCGTCAACGAGTAATGGAGTTTTCTTCTAAACAACCAGTGCTTAGTTGGAGTAAGCCAGACCGCCCATGCCAGACATGATGCGCAGCACGTTGTAGTTCACGGCGTAGATGCGCACGGCGTTGCTGCTGACAATGGTATTCTCGCCACCAGGAGGCGCACTGAACGCATCAGCAGACAGAGTCAGGTTCAGCACCGCATTGTCAATACGGGAGAAGTTGCAGCTGCCAGAGGGCTGGTGGTCCTCAGGGCGGATGGCGAAGCTGTACACGTTGATACCAGTGGAAGGAGAGGCAGTGTGGTGCTGGTAGGTCTGCACGTAGTTGAAGTAAGAGCCCTCGCGCTCAGAGAAACGATCGTGGCCGTTCAGCTGGATCTTGGCGACTGCAGTGGGGTTGCTATTGATGGTGGCAGTGGAGTAGCGGTAAGGCTCCTGCTTGCTGCCAGCGCAGTCCACAAAGCTGGGGTTCTGGACCACCCAGATGAGCTCCTTGACGGGGTGGTTGAAGTCCAGCTTGATCTTGTTGGAAGAGGAAGTCACAGACTCCTCACCAGTGAACTGAACCTGCTCAATCAGGTACTCGTGGGCCACCTGGGCGAAGCGGCGACGCTCCTCAGTGTCCAGGTAGATGTAGTCCACATACAGAGAGGCAGCCACCAGACCCTTGGAGTTGATATTGCGCAGCAGAGTGGAGCGCTCAGAGTCAGTGCCCGTAATGTTCACCAGGTACTTCAGCTCAGTGAAGTCCAGGTTGATCTTCACCTCGTGGTACTGGAGGGCGATCAGGGGGAGGGCCAGGCCGTAGTGACGGTTGAACCAGAACTCCAGAGGGATGTACAGAGTATGCTCACCCAGGCAGTCATTAGCAGAGCCAGACACAGCATCACAGGTCAGGCCATCGGTACCCTTGGAAGCCAGCTCAGTGATGAAGCTGTTGATGCCGCAGACATCAGAGTTATCAGCACAGTCAACGCACTCGCCGCTAGCACCGTTGAGCGTGAGGCCACCCAGGCCGTTCACCATGCGCAGGTAGTTCAGGTTCTTGCCGGCAGGCAGAGTCAGCTCGTTCCAGATGTGCAGCCAGTCACCATACTGACGGTCAATCAGCTGACCACCGATCTCCAGCTCCACCTGCTTGATCAGGTACTGACCAATGAAGGGGACCCAGCTGAAAGAGTCAGCACCAGCGGCAGACACGTCCAGCTCAGACACAGAGGGCAGAGTGGCCTGCAGGTAGACCTTGGAGATCAGATCACCGTTGCGAGCAATGGTGCAGGTCACGCGCTTGCCGAAGTTGGCCACACCGTTGAAGGTCTGCTCAATGGACTCCATGGAGAAGTTAGAGTGACGACGGTACAGCTGCTTGAAAAAGGTAACCTGAGGGTTAGCCGTCAGGTAAACATCCTGCGCACCATAGGCGACGAGCTGCATAAGACCACCACCGGACATGTTATATTCTAGCCGGAGAAAAAAAACGGGCGGTGGGAAGGAAAAATGGCCAACACACCGGGCGAATTATTCTAGTTATTACTTCTGTGCGATGTATTAACTAGAATATAGTGGGAATACTAACACTAAGAGTGTTAGTCTGTTTAGTTGCTGTCGTTACTCAAATAAGAGGCGCTACGCGCTGCTCTTAGTTTGAGTAGGCCAGGCCACCCATACCAGACATGATGCGCAGCACGTTGTAGTTCACGGCGTAGATGCGCACCTTGGCCGTCTTGTCGCTGCCCACAGTGTTGTTGGACAGCACCAGGTTGAGGGTGGCATTGTCAATACGAGACATGTTGCAGCTGCCGCTGGGCTGGTGGTCCTCGGGGTTCAGGGCGAAGGAGTAGCAGTTGATACCCACAGCAGGGATGTTGGTGTGGTGCTGGAAGGGCTGCACCAGGTTAAAGTACTTGCCCTCGCGCTCCACAAAACGGTCGTGACCGTTCAGCTGGATCTTGGCAACCACAGTGGGGTTCTTGCCGGCCAGGCCCTCCACGGTAGTGATGGAGTAGCCAGATTCCAGAGCGGCGCGGTCAAAGTAGTCAGAGTAGTTGAACGGCTGCTGGCCCTTCCAGACATCCATGGTGCCGTTGCAGGCCACAAAGCTGTCGCGCTGCACAACCCAGATCAGCTCCTTCACGGGGTGGTTGAAGGACATCTTGATCTTGTTGGAAGAGGAGGTCACAGACTCGTCGCCAGTGAACTGCAGCTGCTCAATCAGGTACTCGTGGGCCACCTGGGCGAAGCGGCGGCGCTCCTCAGTATCCAGGTAGACGTAGTCCACGAAGAAAGAGGCAGACACCAGGCCAGCGGCGTTCACGCGCTCCTTGATGGCGGGCACGTTGGACCAGCACAGGTTGCGCAGCTCATTGAACTCCAGATTGATCTTCACCTCGTGGTACTGGAGGGCGATCAGGGGCAGCGCCAGACCAGCGTGGCGGTTGAACCAGAACTGCAGAGGCACATACAGAGTGTACTCGGGGGCGCAGCTGCGACCCTCGGGGCTGGCGTGGGGCTCACCACCCAGGCACTCGTCATCGCAGCCACCATCGGGGCCGACCTGAGTCAGGGTGTTCACCAGCTCAGGCACATTGCCCACCATCTCGGCGTAACCGGCCTGCTTGCCGGCCGGGCGAGTCAGCTCGTTCCAGATGTGCAGCCAGTCACCGTAGTGCTTGTCAATGCGCTGACCACCGATCTCAACCTCCACGTTGCGGATCAGGTTGTGACCCACCCAGTTGAGCCAGCGGAACTGCGCACCAGAGCCATCATCCTCAGTTAGAGCTACCTGAGGCAGAGTGGCCTGCAGATAGACACGGTAGATCAGATCACCGTTACGGGAGATAGTGCAGGTTACACGCTTACCGAAGTTGGCCACACCGTTGAAGGTCTGCTCAATAGCCTCCATGGAGAAGTTGGAGTGGCGACGGTACAGCTGCTTGAAGAAGGTAACCTGAGGATTGGCCGTCAGATAGACGTCCTGAGCGCCGTAAGCGACGAGCTGCATAAGACCACCACCGGACATGTTTATATTCCTGGCTACGAAATTTTTTCCGGCTAACACCGGGACCGCAAAATGTCACCTAAAGATTGCTTCTAACGGACACGTCAGATACATATGTCCAAGTCACTAGATGCGGTGTTAGTCCGCGATGTTATAGTAGAGCCACGAGCACAGGCTGCCAAAGCCAC